ATGCTCACGCCCTGGTCAACGACCATGTTCGTTCCGCCGTCATAGCCGCGAACGATGGCTAGCTCATCCATCAGAATGAACGCCCAGCGACGCACCGTGCCATTGGGCGACGAGAACGAAATGAACTCCGGGCCCGGCGTGACAACCGGCGGAGCCTTGTCGTCAGCGTTGTAGACGAACTCAACCTGCCATTCGCCACTCGCCATTGACGCCGGAATCGGGGCCGACAGCGTGGCACCGGCTTTGATCTTCGGTAGTGGATTCGACGACACCAGGTCGGACGCCGACGCCCACTCGACGTTTGCCATTGCCGCTGAGTCCACGCCGGGTATCGGCGAGTAGGCCCGCGTCGAGTTGCCCGCATCCTCCATCGGCCAGTAGGCCACGGGGTTGCCGGTAGGGATCCGCCGCCGCAGCGTCGAGTCAAGTGCCTTTAGCCCCTGGCCCATGCGCCGCAGAATGCCCGACGCTTCGAGCGGAACAAACACATCGGACTCGTCGGGGGTCCACTTAGCAGGCCACGTCGAGACTTCCCCAACGAACCTGTCTTCCCGGTTCCGAACCTCAGCGCCACCGACCCGCGACCACGCCCGACCCGCGCCGTCCGTGAAAGCCGTAGATCCCGCTGTAAGGCCCGTGAAGTCCGGGGAGGCAACCACGGTGCCATTGATGCCTGAGCGGACCTCGTAGCGGTAGCCGCGCCCCACCATGGGCACGCGCACAGGGCTGGACGCCAGATCAGTGCCGCCGATCCTCAGCGGGGCAGTGCTCACGTATGTGGACAGCGCCCCCGTCATCCAATACTCGCCGCCCAGCGGCACCCACGGACCGGCGATTGAGTCAGCCGTGTAGAACTGGAAATAGCGCTTACCGGCCGTGGCGTCGAGTCGCATCGTCAGCCGTACAGCCGCGCGATCCTTAAGGACCGGTAGGTAGCGCTGGAAATACCAATGCGTGTTCAGCGTGCCGTCAATGGTGTGACTGAAAATCATCAGCCCCGAGCTAATGCGGAGCTGCCAAGAGCGCTGATCTCCCGCGCGGTCCCACTTCGAAATGATCGTCTGGTTCACCGGGCCGTACCAGTTGGCAGCAATCTCCGCCCGAATATCAATGTCCCCCGTGATATCCAGCGCCGCAGTGTCCGGCGTGCTGAATTCGTCACCGGCGACACCCTCAAGGTTGAGGTACGTCTCATTGCCCGGGACCGAAACCCGGATAGGGGTGTTGCGGCCAATCTGCCCGTACAGCGGCGACATGGCATTGCGGGGCGAATACTGCCCCGACTTGTTGTTAAGCGTCAGCGACAGATGGGCGGGGTCCGTGGCCGATCCCTGGTCTCGTCGCCCGCGCGATATCTGCTTAGCGTCACGCACATAGACGTCACCGCTAATGTCAGACCACGCGCCGTTAAGCCTTAGCTCAGTACGAATATCCAGCGGAAAGGCCACGGGCCCCACCCTCTCTGTTTAACCGAATGCAGTTTGGACGTTTCCACGCCCCTGCGTCTTTACGATGCGACGGATTAGCCGCTTCATATCCTCATCAGCGCCGGTAACGTCAACCACCATGCGCTGATCCATACGCGTAGCCGACCGGAAGACACCGTGCGGGTTGACGTCCATGGCCATACCGGGGAGATCGCCGGTAAGCCCCTGTAGCTGCGAGCGCAGACCCGGGGTTGCCTTGTCGATTCCCTTCATAAAGCCACCGATGACCATCTGACCGTTAGGGGTCAGGATCTTCTTATCCAGCGACTCCGGACCCTTCCAGCTAGTCAGCCTTGAAGTCAGGTCGCCTAGGGTGGACTTGACGTTTCCGATCATCGACGTGATGCCGCTGATGAATCCTCGGATCAGTTGCTTACCGGCGTTCAGCAGGACAGAGCCGATGTTCGATAGCGCGTCGCGAGCCATCTGCGGAACCTGCTTGACCTTTGCCACCAGGTCGCGGATTTTCGCCTGCATGGCCAGGAGCATCTTCTGACCGGCTTCACCCATCTTTTGCCACAGCATGGAAGCGAGCGGCCCGATAGCCTGAATGATTTTGCCGGGGAATTCAGTGAACATGCTGACGATAAAGTCCAGCGCCCCCGAAAGTGCCTGCTTCGCGTACTCGAAAGCCTGCGAGAAATCGCCCCGCAGTAGCGCCGCAACCATCTTCAGAGCGGGCACAATCACCGTAGTGATAAACCCCGCTAGCTGATTAGCCAAAATGCCGGCCAGTTCGCCCACCAGGGCAATAATCGGGGTGATGATCGGCACAAGTGCCTTCACGATCTCGCCGAATGCACCGAACATCGGGATAAGCGCCTGCAAAATCGGGGTCAGCGCCGGTAGAAGCGCCACGACAAGCTGCATAATCGGCGGAACAAGCGGCATTACCGCCTGAACTAGCGCTAGAAACGCGTCCACCAGGGCGCCGAGCACGGGGCCCAGTGCCTCAATGATCGGCCCGAGCGCCTGCCCCAGCATTTCAATGACCGGAGACAGCCCATCAAGCAGCTTGGCCAGGATCGGCCCGGCAACCTTAAGCATCTGGCCCATAAGCTGACCGAGCACGGGCAAAATCGTCTTGACCACGCCGCCCAGAGAGTCAAAGACTCCCCCGGCCTCGGCCATTCCGCTGGAAAGACCCTGGATAAACCCGCCGAGACCCGCGCCCAGGTCGCCGAGTAGGCCACCAATGGACTCAATCAGCGGTTGCATTTGCTTCATCGCAGGCACAACGCCGGATAGCAGGCCCTTAGCGAATTCGCCGAACCCGGCAACGAGGGGCTTAATCATCGGGCCGACCGTTTTGAAGATCTCGCCTAGCTGCGGGGCCAGCGAATCAAAGATTCCCTTGAGCTGTCCGGCTGCATCCTTGAGCGGAGCAACGATCGGCTTAGCGAGATCCTGCATGGTCGACGTCACGTGCTCCTTTAGGCCCGTGAACGCGTCCTGTACACCCTTGTTCTGCGCTGCGATCTTCACGCCGATACCGGCGAATGCCAGACCCACACCCGCGAGCGCGCCCGCAGCACCGACAGCGCCCGCCGACATGATGCCGAACGCCTTAGCCCCGTTCACGCCCAGTGCCTTCACGGCCGTACCCGCGTGCTGAGCACCCGTGGAAACGCCGTTCTGGATTGCCGCGCCCATTCGCTGTGCCGTCTGAGCCGCTCGCCGAGCCCCCGCCGCCAGCGCCGAAGTGTCGATACCGAGCCGCACTGTCATTGTTGCCAGTGTGGCCATGGACACCCCCTTTCTATTCCTCCTGGCGAACGGCACCGCCCATCGCAGCGTTAGCCGCTAGGACGTCCATCCACACATCCCTGACAGTCTTCTTGCGCTTGAACCAAGTCGGGATGAAATCGCCCGGCTTGAGTTTCTTCTTAGCGCCCTGCGAATTCGCAACCGTCGCAGCGACAATGCCTGCGCTGATATCCCCGCGTAGGCGCGTATCGAGGGGACCGGTCAGCTTCTCGTATGCCATCCACTCAGCGAGTTCATAGCCCGATATACGCGTAAGCATTTCGGCCACGGTCATACCACCGAGGAAACCGGCCAGACGGAAATAGAATTGCCGTTCTGGCCGGTCCGCTAGTTTCCCGTCAGTTCCTCGACATCGCTAGCCGAGAGACCCGAAAGCCGGGTAGCGACATCAGCGACACGCGAAAGCGCATCCGCCGACTTCTCCCCTAGGCGCCGAACCTCAGCATCGCTACGGAACAGCCGCTTACCCTCTCCGTCGACCATGCAAGCGGCAGATAGCCGGGCCCGGTAGTTGTCCAGCGCCTTAGCCTTGTCGACGCCGTCCATACCGTCATTCATTAGCGAGGCTTCGAACTTGTCTCGGGCGGATCCGGTCATACCTCGAACCAGGACAGTGCCGCCCCACTCGGGAACCGGGACATCCTCAGACTTGAGGTCATCGGCACCGAGAATCTGATCAGCGGAAAGGTAAGCCATTGTTAGACCCCTGCGGTAATGGTCGGCTTACCCGACACCTTGAACGTGAGCTCGGCAGACAGCTTGTCGTCTACCGGCGCTTCCTGAGAGAACCCGGAGAGGATCGCGGCAAATGCCCACGATCCCAGCGTGCCGGGGAACAGCATCTTGTAGTTGCGCGGCGTCGGGTCTTCGAAATCCGAAATCAGCGGGTCGTGAATCCGGGGGTCATAGTTGACCTCCACGGAAACCTCGCCGCCGTCCTTTAGGCCGCCGATGAACTCGCGCCACCCGTTCGGCGAATCATGCGCGGTAACGTCGTACGTCTCGCGCTCAACCTCCGGACCCTTAACGCTGGTCACGTTGGCGATAGCGACAAACCCCTCAGTGGGGGTAAGGCCGTCGCCCCGCTGTAGCTTGATGCCAAACGCATCTAGGCCAGCCATACGGTCACCTTCCTATCTTGTTCGCACCTACTGAAATGAGTAGGTGTCAGGTTGTCTTGGTGAGCCACACCCGGTACTGAGCATTGACATGCCGAATGCGCGGGTCTGAGTCCTTCACGAACTGGTGTTGGTCGTGCTTGATAGACACATCCTTGAAACCGGCCACGATCAGCGGCACACGGTCAAGGGCAGCGTCTACCGCAGCGAAGATGTCCGCAGCCTCAGCGTTGCCCGGATAGTCGGACCACACGTGAACAACAATCAGCGTGTCTAGTCCCTGGTGATCGTGCGCATCGTCGGCAGTCTCCGTGATCGAGCCAATGGACACGTACGGCAACACCGCACCCTCAGGCACCTCGTCATAGACACCAGTGACTAGGGCGCTTAGCGCCGTCGAGCCTTTCAGCTTGGCGAACACCGCCGTCTGTAGGGGCCGTACAGCCGTAGCCATCACTCGCCCCCAAGATGTCGGCGCAACTCAGCGCGATACTTCGGCACAACAGCGCCGCGAGCTGCCTCAAACGCCGGTACTAGGTACGGCTCTTCACGAATGGAAGACGTGCCCTTTTCGATGTATTCGGCGT